TGGACGGAATGCTTGTTTTTGATGGTTTAATTTTGTATTTTTGACCCACGAAAATTTAATACAGATAGAGTATGAGTTCAAAAGACACAAAAGACCTAATAGAGGTTAAGGAGGAGGCTGAGGTAAAAGCTGAGAAGCCTAAGAGAAAAAGAGAAAGTAGAACCGACATCAAGAAGCGTATGTTTCTGAAAGCTTTGGAGGAAACCTTAGGGGTAGTAGCACCAGCTGCTAAAAAGGTTAGAATTACAAGAGATTGTGCCTACAAGTGGAAAAGAGCCGATGAGGTATTTTCAGAAAAGTGGGATGAGATTATTGAAAATGGTATTGACTTCGTTGAGATGAGCATGTTTAAGCAAATTAAAGAGGGCTCAGCATCAATGACTCAATTCTATTTGAAGACCAAAGGTAAACATAGAGGTTACTTTGAGACACAAGTTACCCTAACCAGAGATGTAAGTAGCTTAGAGGGACTTTCAGATGCAGAACTTATTGATATAATCAATAAAGGTTCAACAGGAGGAGAATAGGTAGGTAAGGCGAGTAAGATTTTATAAAGGTAGAGATAAGAAATGACAAGTAGAAGAAAAGCATTAGAGGAGTTAGCCCATAGGACTTTGATGGAGCGATGGAGAAAAAACCCTCTATTATGGGTAAAGGAAAGGCTGAAAGAAGACCCTAAAGACTTTATCTGGTCTATGCATGAGGGATACGAAGACCATAAGTGGGATGGAGATATTAACCCACTCGCACAAGCATGGCAGACCTTAGGAGATGCCTATAAGAATACTTCAGAGGGTAAAGCACCAGAATACAAGTATGTAGCAATAGAGAGTGCTACAGGTTGTGCTAAGACCTACACATTAGCAAGGATTGTGTTTTGGTTTCTGGATTGCTTTCCAAACTCATTAGTGGTAACCTCAGCACCATCAGAAACTCAGTTGAAGATGGGATTATGGTCTGAGATTACGATGTTGTTTCCAAGAATTAAAGAATTAAGACCACATTCACAGAAGTGGAGTTTAAGATTAGCAATGCAGCCAGATGTTGCAGATGAGGGTATTTCAGATGCTGAAAAGGAAAGATTAAAGCAATCAGCATGGCATGCCTTTGCATTTACCACAGGGGTAAAAGCAGATGAGACCTCATCAAATAAAGCAAGAGGTTTTCACAGGAAAAACATGCTAATTGTGTTAGAAGAGGCTACAGGTATTCCATTACCAATTCTTACCGCTTTCCAGAACACCTCAACAGGTAATACGAATTACATTATAGCAGTAGGTAACCCAGATAACGAATTTGACACTTTACACCAATTCGCAATGCAACCAGACTGCAAGAATATTCGGATTTCTGCAATGGACTTTCCTAATATTGTTTTACAGCAGGAGGTATATGCAGGAGCGGTAACTCAAAGCTCAATTAACTCAAGGGCTTTGAACTATGGAGAGGGTAGCCCTTTATACAATGCAATGGTTAGAGGTATTTCTCCTGCTCAGAGTTCAGATGCACTAATAAGAGCGGAGTGGTTAGATGCTGTATTACATAAGAAGTTTCCAGAAGAAGAGTTACAGCTCATTCAGAGTTACAATGCAGTAGGGGTGGATGTGGCTAACTCAATAGATGGAGATAAGGCTTCATTGGCATTTGGAGAAAGCAATAGACTGAAACAGGTATTAGAGTTTCACTGCGATAACGCTACTCATTTAGCCTATAACCTGCTTTACGATGAACCTCAGCTAATGGCTCAACATTACACCTCATACCATACACCTACGATACAGGATTATAACATAGACCCACAATGTATTGGGGTAGATGCGGTAGGGGTAGGTGTAGCTACTATCAATGCTTTCAAAGACAAGGGACTGACTGTTACACCTTTGAGTGGAGGCTGTTGGCACGATGTAATACCGACCGAAATAGTTTCAATGGGAGGTAAAGAGGTAGAGAAGCCGATGTATAAATTTAGCAACCTCAGAGGGCAAATGGCGTGGGAGCTGAGAGAAGACATAAGGTTAGGTAGAATTGCCATTGACATTGAAGACCCTTTGGAGTGGGCTGCTTTAAAGCGTGAATTGTGTATACCGAAATACACCACGAAAGGAGAACACATTGAGATAGAAGCTAAAGAAAGCATTAAGAAGCGTATGGGTGGTAAATCACCGAACAGGTTTGATGCCATAATGTATTGGAATTGGGTAAGAAAGGGATACAGATTTAGCACTGGCTTCTTCTTACCAATAGGTTAGAGTTCAGATGAGGGTAGTTGTAGTGGTAGATATATTCGGAGGTAGTATAGAAGTCTATGCTACAATTAGCGGAGTATGCAGGAGCAAGGGCTGGAGTGATAGTTCATTCAGAAAGAGGTGCAAAGAAACCTCATCATTTGTATATAACGATTATAGGATTGAAATAAGAGAGGTAAAATGAAAACTAAGCACCAATGTAAGGTCTTTTATAGATGTTTACCAGAAAGGTAGGGAAAAGAGGCGTGAGCAGTATGAAAGGGCTATAAGCGATAGTATGCCAGAGCTGGAGAGAAGAAGCTGGAAAGCATTCAGACTTGAAGCTAAAAATTACCAGCAGAATTAGCAAAATTTTTCCCTGTGATTGTCAAGCAGTTACAAATTTGGAGTTAAAAAAGTTCATATAAATTTTGGTAGGTGCGAAAATTTTTGTATCTTTGGGGTATCAAAACAACGAAAGAAGTATTAACCAATTAAAATTTTACACTATGACAAAGTTTGAATTAAATCCAGAATTTAGAACAAAAAGTAACCCAGAACAAATAAAAGAGAAATTCAAAATGGCTGCAAAAATTACAGGAACAGAAGTGAAAGCTGAAAATGGTAAAACTATTAAAGCTTTGAAAGTTACATTAGCTAACTTAGAAACAGAATTGAGAGAAGCAAACGCTAAGTTTGAAGGAGTTAAGGCTGCTAACAGCAAAAAGAAATATGCTAAGCTGATTGAAGTTATCACAGGAGAGGTAGAAGCTACTCAGAAATCTATTGCAGACTTAGAGGTAAAAGAAGTTAAGATACCAACTAAGAAAGTTAAAGAGGTAGTAGACCTAACAGGTAGGTTCAGATTAGGTTCTTTACCAATCGGCACTAAGTTCAAGTATAGAGACACCACTAATGTATGCTATACATTCTTAGGAGCTACTGAGAATGGAGAAGCTAAACTCAGAGAAGCTAACGGTAAAGAGTTCACAGCTAAGGTGCTGAATTGGAATGTTATCAAGGTAGAGGAGGCTGTTTAGCCCCCTCTATTCCAATAAAAAGAAAAAAAAAACAGAAAAAAGTTATTAAAAATTTTGGTA